ATGCTCTCTGGAAGAAAGCCTGAGCAGATGTATCTCCATGTAAAAGAAAAATCGTCCAGAAAAAATAATCGAAAAAAGAAAGAAAAAGGTATGGTAGTAATCCAGAAGTTATGTTAATATGGATGTGGGTCAAAATTTAAAAGCATTCAAGGAGCCGTGAATTTCTTGGTTTACACCGCCACAGAGCGAGTAAAGTAGGAGGTTGATGGCTTTATGTATTTCAATCAAAAGTCTATTTTAGCAGCGGATTATCTCCGGTTATCCAGAGAGGATGGAGACAAACTGGAGAGTGACAGCATCCGCAATCAAAGAAGTCTCATTAACGATTTTGTAAAACAGCACAAAGAGATTCAGCTGGTCGAGGAATATATCGACGATGGATACAGTGGAACGAACTTTGACCGTCCAGCATTTCAAAGAATGCTTGAGGATGTGAAAAGGAAGAAGATCAACTGTATCATCGTAAAAGATTTATCCAGATTGGGAAGAAACTACATTGAAACAGGAAGGTATCTGGAAAAGATCTTTCCATTTATGGGTGTACGGTTCATCGCAATCACAGACCATTATGACAGTGCTGCAGGATCGGATGATGCAGATCAGATCATTGTTCCGTTTAAGAATCTTATCAATGATGCTTATTGCAGGGACATCTCAATTAAAATCCGAAGTCAGTTAGATGTAAAAAGGAAAAACGGGCAGTTTATTGGCAGCTTTGCAGCCTATGGATACTTAAAAGATCCAGAAGATAAGAACCATCTTATTGTTGATGAATATGCGGCAGATATTGTACGGCTTATTTTCAATCTAAAAATAGATGGGTACAGTTCACAAAGAATAGCAGCCCGGTTAAATGAAATGGGAGTTTTGCCGCCATTGGAATATAAGAGAAGCCGGGGGATGAATTATAACAGCGGATTCCGTTCCGGTTCTGATCCCAAATGGGCAGTCACTTCTATCAACCGTATTTTGCAGAATGAACTTTACATAGGCACAATGGTTCAGGGCAAAAACCGAAAGATTAATTATAAGGTGAAGAAGAGTTCGCCTATCGCAAGAGAAAACTGGATACGAGTAGAAAATACACATGAAGCAATCATTCCAGAAGAAAGTTTTCAATATGTGCAAAGTCTGTTGAAAATAGATACCCGGATCGCTCCGAAAAGAAAATCAGTTTATTTGTTTTCTGGATTTGTACGTTGTGGGGACTGTGGTGAGAACATGGTCAAGAGAAGCACAACGAAAAAGGGGAAAAAATACTGTTATTATCATTGCTCCACTTATAAGAACAAAGAAGGATGCAGTTCCCATCTGATCAGTGAAAAAATGATTTATGATGTAGTTCTGGATTCTGTAAAAAAACAGATCGCATTATTGACCGAAGCAGAAAAGATCATCAAGAAAAATGGAATGGATACTTACAAGAAAGTGGAGAGCCGGTCTTTAGAACAGCAGTTAATGGCACTTTATGAGGAAGTGGAAAGATATAATCAGAGATTTACAGAGAAGATGCAGAAAGCAGAAAAGGCAAAACAGGAAACGGAAGAGAAGAAAGAAAAGTTATCTGCGGAAGAAAAACGGATGCATCCATGGATAGAGGATTTCAAAAAATATGAAAATATCCAAAGCCTTGACCGGAAAGCGGTTGTTACATTGATAGAGCAGATCATTGTATACAGCAAGGAACAGATTGAGATTCGGTTCAGGTATAGTGACGAGATGCAGGAAATGATAGAAGCAGTGCAGATTATACGTGAGCGGGAGGAACGGAAAGGAGAGTTTGTATGCGGTGCGTAAGTTATACCAGAACGACTTCTTGTAAAGAGGACGGAAAGATCCCGGCAGATATTATAAAACAGCAGGATCAGCATATACAGGAATACTTGAAAAAACAGGGATGGACATTATCGGCAAAGTATTGCGACAGAAAAAAAGATACAGAAGAGAACACAGCTTTTGAAGAACTGACAAAAGATGGGATCGACCGCAAATTTGATATGGTAGTTGTAGACAGCATTGACAGATGCAGCAGGACAATATCCTGTGCAGATGATGTCTTAGTAAAAACATTTGTCCCGGCAGGAATACATTTTGCAGTTGTACAGGATGAATTTATCAGCATTGGAAAAACGAAAGAAGAATTATATGAATATATAAAGAAAGCAAGGTATGAAGCAGTACAGTTAAAAGGCATGAGAGAGTATGCAATCAGAGAACAGCTGGAGGGACTTTATACCGTGCATGATGAAAAGTATGGCTACATTCTTTCTGATGACCGCAGGGAATTGCTTATTGATGAAGAAGCGGCAGTTGTTGTGCGGGAAATCTTTCAGATGGTATTGGATGGTATGCTGCTTACAAATATCGTGAAAATATTAAATGACAGTGAAATAGAATCTCCGATGGTGCATAATGCACGGGTCGGTCATAAGGTATGGCCGGCATATGACAATAAATGGTTATTCTGTTCCGTAAGGAGAATCCTTAGATGCACAGCGTATGCTGGCTACTGGCAAAAGACCATCAACAAAAAAATCTGTACACTTCCCATCGCTCCAATTTTGGAAGAAGGCATATTTGAAAAAGTGCAGGAGATTCTCGATAAGAGAAAAAAGCCAAGGAAAGTAAGAACAGGTAAAAGGGGATTATTTGTAAAAAAGATATTTGATGCTGAGACAGGAAGAAAAATATCACAGAGAAATTTTAAAACGGGGGAAACGGTTTTTCTTTTCGCAAGTGGGACGAATCAGCTTCCAAGAGATAAAAGTACCTACATTTCTTTTGAAACCGTGATTGCTGAAGTAAGAAAAGCCATACAAAGAGAAATGGAACTGGCGGAACAGATAAAAAAGAAATTGTCAGCCAGAGAAGCAGAATCAGAAAAATATAAATGGTTGAAGCAGTATTCACAAAGAGCGTGGGCGATCTTTGAAGAGATGGAGCAAGTGGAAAAAGAGCGTATTCCATTATATCAGAACTACCAGACAGGAAAAATCAATGAAGAAGAATATTTGGCGGGAAAAGAAGAAATACGGGATCAGCTTCGTATGTATGATGGAGATTTCAGTGAACTTATGGAAGCGGTATCCGTTATAGAAAAGACATATAGCAATAAAAATGAATGGTTAGGGACTTTTAAGAAAGAGAATCTTCCGAAAGAACTACAGCCAGAGCATATCAATAAATGGATTGAGAAAGTATTGATAAGAGATTTTAAAGAAGTGCAGGTATGTTTATCCAAACAGGAATGGAAAAAATACTTTCCTGCAGAATGGATGGAGGAATAGGGATGGCAAGAAAGAGCAGAAAAAACAGAAACGTAGAATCTAATATACAAACGGTTGTCAAAAAAGAGAACTTACTGGATACGGCTGCGTATATTCGCCTGTCTGTTGAAAACGGAGGAAATGAAACGGATGAAACATTAGTTGTGCAGCAGATGCTTGTAGAAAGATTTATAGAAGAGCATCCGGATCTGAGATTGGAAGAGGTATACATTGATAATGGATTTACAGGCACAAATTTTGAACGTCCCGGATTTATGAGGTTGATGGAAGATGTTCGTTCTGGCAAGGTGCAATGTATCGTTGTAAAAGATTTGTCCAGATTCGGCAGAGACTATCTGGAAACAGGATATTACCTGGAGACTATATTGCCAAAGTTAAATGTACGCTTTATTGCGATTACGGATGATTATGATAGCTCCAGAAAGGAGGACAGGGAAAATATAAGTGTTCCCATCAAAAACATGGTAAATGCCATGTATGCAAAGGATATGTCTAAAAAAATCCTGGAGGCAAAGGAAGCACAAAAGCGGAACGGAAATATTACGTTATCTAAGGTTGCATTTGGTTATGTCCGTTCTGAGGATAAAACAAGACAGGTCGTAGATGAAACGGTTGCCTCGGTTGTGCGTATGATATTCCAATGGACATTGTTGGGAGTCAATAAAAGAGAAATTGCTGACAGGCTGAACCTGTTGGGAGTTGCGACACCTGGACAGAAAGAAAAAAGAAAGATAGCAAGAGTGCCACTTGAGGAGACAAAGTGGAATGGAGGAACTGTCAGAAAAATATTAGAAAATCCAACCTATACAGGAGATATTGTCACAGGAAAACTGAAACAGTCTTTGTACAAAGGAGTGAAACAGTACCATACCGAACCAGAAGAGTGGGATGTGCAGAAAGATATGCATACTCCGCTGGTTGCGAGGGATGATTATGAAGAATTGCAGGAAAGCAGAGAAGAGATTCATAAGGTAACGAAGAAACGCCAGTCCAGATATACGAAGGACAGAGAAAAATATCAGGATAGTTTTCTGGGAATGGTTCGCTGTGGAGAGTGTGGGAACGTTATGTATTTCAGACGATATACCCATAATTATACAACCAATGAAAAAATGGGAAGTGATTACTATTGTGGGAATAAACAGTGTTCCAGAAATTTGATAGAAGAAAACTTACTCAAGATCCTGGTGATGGATCAGATCCAGATTTTGATCAAGAGTATGTGTGACAGGAAATTGCTTTTGCAGAAAATGAAAAGTGCAACAAAAGAAAACAATATTTTTTATAAAGCAGCGGCAAAAGTAAGGACATTGGAGCGTAAGATCACACAGACGGAAGAACGCAATACAAGACTATATGAAGATTATGTAGCAGGTATTGTGGATAAAGATGATTTTGATATGATGAAGGAACGCTATATAGGGGAACTCCAAAATCTCCGGGAAGAGCTTCAGGTACAAGAACAGAATCAAAGAATCTTGGAAAAGAAAGCAAACCGATATATGGATATGGTAAATCATATGGAAAAATATCTGGATAAAAGAGAATATAATGAGGCACTTGTACAGGAACTGGTGGAATATATAGAAGTATATGCAAATGGGAGTATCCATGTGTGCTTCAAATGTAAGGATGAATTCCAGCAGATAGCAGAAGAAATGGAAGGTGTTCAGATTGGCTAATGGATTGTATTTAAGACTCTCTATAGCAGATGGAGATTTAGGGAAAGAGAATAAAGATGAAAGC